AAAAAACTTGCAATTGTTAAAACAACAAAAGTTGCAACTGCAGCTTTTACAGCATTTTCAATTGCTTTAGCCATCTATTCTCCAAATATATTTAGCTAGTTTTAAGGGTTTGGATACTAAACCTACTTCTGTGACAGCTTGAATTGATACACCATCATAGATGCCTAAAAGATGTTCCTCTTCTTTAAACAAAACAATATCGCCAACTTGTGCATATTCTTTTTGTATTTTTTTAAGTTTATTTGTTTTAAGTACGTTTTTGATTGTTGTTGGAAAGTTATCTCCAAGCTCTGAAATCGCTTTTAAGGCACTTTTTTCGTCTTTCCACTTAATCCCTTTGGGTATTGCAGACTTGCCCGTTACAGAGCGAAAATAAGCGTCTGTGAACCTAACACAATCCCATTTACCCCATGCAAAACCTTTTTCTTTGAATTTTGCAAAATGTTCGTATGTTTTTTGCTCCCAATCTGCACTTTTTTTCATTATCTCAACTCTGGGTTTGAACCAGTTATATCGTTACCACCACGACTACTACTGCTACCACCTGCTCTGGCTTTTCTTGGACCCCAAGTAATATCTGCTTCTTGTAAATCTGTGACAAAATCCAATCCTTTATCACCTGCAAATAAATCTTGCTGCGATTCTTTTGTATATCTCAAGTTAGATGGTCTTTCAAAATCTATTAATCTATTTTCTAGTTCAATTGAAATGTTGTTTAGTCTTGGACCATCGCTTATTGACATATCTGTGATTCTGCCACTATAGATTTGAAATTCTCCTGCACTTTCATTTTTCCCTGACAAAAAGCCCATAAAAACATTCACGACACGATTCTGAAAACTCTCTGTAAGGGCAATATCTAAAACTTCTTTGTTCATACCGCTCAATGTCAAAGTGAGACCATTACTCGTAATCTCGTTTGTATCTTCTATTTCACCAATAGTAATTAAATCACCAACGCCAGTATATGTATTGCCACCAACTGTCAAATCACCCAAACCTGTCCAAACTCTTATGTTTCCTGAATCAAATTTTGCTTCTACTGCCAAAAAACCATTTACATGGTCTGCCTGTGAAAAATTTTGTAAATTTGTTTTTACTGCAGCAGATAGATTATCAAATCTTGTACTCATTAAATTACCTCAATACAACTGAAAGAAAACGCATAATTAGAGAGCCTATCTGCAGACCAAGTAACATCAGTTCCATTTAGCCTGAATAAACCTTTCGGATTTGTAAATACTGCAAAATTACCATCTGCAAAATCTGCTCTCAAATGTGGTTCAATACGCAACGAAAAATGGTTTAACGCACTACCACCTTGACTGGTCTCTGTAGCAGCTTCTACCACCTGAACCAATTGTGCAGGATTACTTGTTGTGTCTGCTGCGCCTTGTATTTGTAAATAATCTCCCACAAGAATTGTTCCTGTAGCAGCGTTTGAACTGGCTTCAAGCGATAAGGCAGAAGCCCCTTTGACATTTTGTCTTACCTTGCAACTTGAAACATTTGATTCATCTAATATTGCAAAATCACCGCTAATTTCTAAAACTGTCCCACTGACTGCATTTGTTACTTTGAATGTGCCTGTGTTTTCAGGTTTTGTCGGTCCAGTAATATGAATGTAATCCCCTGTGACCAAATCTCCAAATACAGAGGAACCTGCCGTAACCCTTGAGTTTGAAGCTGTGAAAGACAATGTAACACTTGTTTGATTTATTCTTGGGTCTGCAATTAAATGTGAGGTTGAGTATGTTCCTCTATTTGTCAAAGCATCTGGGTCTGCAAATTTAAAGTTATTGACTGGTCCTTTGAGTTGCATAAAAAAAGACTGCCAATTTACTGCTGTATCCCGTCTTTGTGGTGGTAGTGTGACTTGTGCTTCCCAACCAACGTGGTCAAATTCTTGCGTTTTTATATTTCCTGTAAATGGAGATTGCGTAATTCCGATTCTACGTCTCATTGTAAAATCACTATTTACAAAATTTGGTGAAGAAGGCATTGCAATTGTTCTAGCCACTAAATGCTCCTTTAAATCTGTTACTTCTTACTGCTTGTTCTTGAACTGCTGCTTTCGTTACATCTGCAATCTGTGGCAGAAGCTGTATTACTTCATTCCTAACAGTTGCATTGATACCTGTGGCGAAGTTAATATTTTGATTGACGACAACACCACTGCCCCCACCTGCTAAAGCATTTTTCGTGTTCATGTTGTTAAGTATATTACCTGCTGAGTGCGGTATAAATATTTCTGGACCTCTTTCTCCCACCAAAGTAGGCGTATCTGCCCTTGCTGCGCCACCACTTGCTGAATCTGCTTTTATAATGTCTCCTGTACTCAAATCCATTTCACTAAATGTTCCTGCGCCAAAAATTTGGTTTAATATTTTATTGACCACTGCAAGTTGTAAAAATATTGAAATTATTTGAGACACTAACTGTTTTGCAAAGTTTCTAAATGCTTCAGTTCTACTTTCAGCAGTCATAAGAGCATTTACAAAATCTTGTGTAAAGGCATTTGCTGATTGCGAAACAGCTCCTTTTAATTCATCGCCTAAAGTTCCTATTAGCTGTTCGGTATCACCTTTCAAATCTTGAGTTGTGTCAGACAAATCCTCTAATTCACTGTTAAGTTCAGAAGTATCTACACTGAGGTCTTTAATTATGTCGTCAAGTGTCGCACTTGCTCCTACAAATTCATCAAACTCTTCTATCAGGTCCATTGCCATTTGACCTACATCGTCAAGAGTACCAGACAGGTATGCAATACCTGCTCCAATGAGGAAAGCAGGATTTGCTTTTGCGATGATATTAAAAAGTTTTGCTGCTGAAGCTGCCATAACGAATGACTTTGTGAGCTTAACTAAAGCTAATCCTATTCCTGCTAGTTTAGTCACAATCAAAATACCCATGATTGCCACAAGTTCAAGTTTGAAGTTTTTGACTGTAGTAACAACAAATCCTGTTGCTTGAGCTAGTTTGTCAAAGGCAAGTTTTAGACCCCCACCTATAACTCTTGCAACATCTAATGAATTTACTAACAATTGAGATAAATCTCTTGCAACATCAATGAGAAGGTCTTTTAAACCACCCTCGCCTATTTCTGCCATGAAAAATGATGTCGCATCGCCTAAATTAGAAAATGCTCCTGTGAGAGTATCTGCCCTTTTTGTAATAGCGTCCATAAACTTCAGTTCACCTACACTTCTTACAAAACCAAGCACTCCTTCTGCTGATTTATCAACTGTGTCTTTAATATCACCAAAAGCTAAAGTGATTTTATCGCCTTCAGTTTTACCTGTGAAACCTAACATTTGCAGAGATTCAATAGATGTTGTTCCCGCCTTGAATATTGCAGAAGCTAATTGGTCAATACCAACGCCCTGTGCTGCAGCTACGTTACCAATTCCCCTCAAATCATCTACTGTCGCTTTTATCCCAATTCTTCTAAATTCAATAAAAGCTCTTGTTACTTCGTCAATCTGGAATGTTGTCGTTGCTGTGAATTTTTTAATCATATCCAAAGCATTAGCAGTTTCTAAAGCGTTGCCAGTGTTAGCTTGTAAAGTAGCTTCCAAATCTTCAAACATCTGGGTTGTTCTTACTACTTCACTGGCGATTCTGCCAAAACCTATGACTGCAAAAATCTTTGCTAGGTTGCCGAAATTTAAGACAGACGAAGCTGCCATTTTGTTTGTATTTTTAAGTCTAGCGTTTACACTTTCTAAACCTTTACGCAGATTTGCTGTTTCTGCCTTTATTTCAATAAGAAGTGTATCTACAGGAGTTGCCATTAGTCTGGATATAACTCCATTAGTTTATTTAGTTCGGATTTTGTCATTGGTTGTGATTTTTTACCATCACTATTGAACTCAGTGAATCCACTGATTGCTGCGTAGATTTCTTTTGGACTACTATTCCAAAAATCTTTGGGTCTCATACCTATCATGCCTAAACAAATCTCCATGTATCTTTTGATAGGTAGCTTATCTACTTTCCCTCTT